GAGGACCGCCCAGCTGTACTCAGCCAACGACCCCGACGCACAACACTACGCCGCGGATGGGCCACTCGCGCTAGGCGAGCAGTTTTGGGCTCGAGCTCAAGGCGCGATTTGCAGCCCACTCACCTTCGAGCAGTTCGTCACGCCACTTCGAGGTAAGCTTGTCATTAGCCAATCCCAGACCGCGTAGAAAAACTGCTCCTACCGTGACTGCCGACTCCAACTGGAATATCACGCGAGCCGCGTTGGTGAGGACTGCGGCGGAATGCTCCTGGGCGCCAGCAGCAGCAGCACGCCGCACGAGTCCCTCGAATACACTCATACCCATACTCGTTCCACCTGACCAATCGTATAGTATGTGTCCCTTGATGGCGAGCGCGGTACGCTGAGGAATGTCGTTGTGATTTCTTTTTGCACCCCCGTTTCGTCCAACCAAAACACGATCCACTATTTCTAGTAAATAACGAGTTCGTACGGGATCGCTGATGATGATCTCTACCCCCGGATTTATGTAAAATAGGTTCAGGAACTTGGTGATTGTGAACTCAAAGGCGCCGGCGACGAGGAAGTCGAGTTTGACATTAAAAGGTTCGGCGTTGAATCTCCTGACCGTGGGTATCTGCTCCTTGAAGAGCACCGTACCCAGGGCACTTTTTGGCAAGGTGTCAGTTTGCGTGGTCAGAGAAGCTGTGGCCTCCCGTGGGGTGGCGATGGCAATCACTTCTCTCGGGTCGGTAGTCCGTACTAGTCCACTCACTTGGCGTGTAGCGAACTGGGCGTTAGTCATTGTACCATCGAGCAGATAGTGGAGTTGCACGTTTTTGTCATGCAACACCGGGATGACGGTGCGGGTGAGTGATAGCGCGTACAATTCAAGTTCTTCTTGCGACATGAAGATACGATCGAATCTTGTGTCACCGATAAAACTCTTATCCTGTGCTTCTTTCGCCTCCTCCATTACGACTGCATGTATGTAGGGTACCAACATATGCGCGTAGGCCACTCCACTTGCGCCCAGCACCCCTGAGACCGCAGCTCCAGCCACACGCGTCGCCATGTCGGCTGGGACGAGCTCCACCAATCCTTCTGCTGCTCCGATGGAGATCGGATAACTGGCGGTTTGTGCCCCACTTCCGGGTAGGTTCCCGTACGCCACAACTGCTAACAGTCTATTCGCCGCACCTGTTAGATGGAAGTGACCATAGGCGCTTTGGTATTCAGACATTGTGATCGTTCGCATGGAGCGTGTGACCGACAACGCCATTTGGAGATCGTTCAGGGCGTCATGCCATGTGGAGGGGAGGATCGGCAGACGTAGCTCGTGTTCTTGAAAGGCGAGTAACATTATGGTGGCGTTTGACGTAAGCGCCATCAAAGATCTCTCGGAACGTAGTTCATCTGGGAAGCCTGGCCTTATTAAGGCTTGGAGTGCCCACGATGCAATTTGGAGCGCGATCCCTGCTCGCCTGCCTTTGTCTTCAGTTCTTATGAGTGTCTCTCCTATCCGCGCGCACCCGATTTGAAGAGCCTGGGTGATGGTGCCATAAGAACCTGGCTTTATCTCACTCGTTGCTTCCGCAACCATCTCATCCAATACCCTTTTTACGTTGAGTGCTAGGATCCCTGTTTCAAGATCCTCCACGGTGGGAAGAACCCTCTTGTTCACGCGAACGAAGGTGATTGGTTTGGATTGCGA